TGCAGAGGTTAAGAGAACTCATAATAATAATAAAGATAATGTTGTGGGTTTAAATGAATATCAACAACGGATAAATAAAAATCCCGTTGGTGGTGGTTGGTATCACTTTTATGGTGTTCCTAAAAATGAGGAAGGCGAGTTATTTATTAAGTTAATTGATAAATACTTGAATAGGAATGTTTACGGTTACAGAGCAAGAGGACGAGGTAACGGTTCTTATTCTCATTCATTACCAAGTGACTTAGCTGATAGCTTTGTCATTTACCTTGATGAAAAAAAGAAGGGGGTATAATGGAAAATGATTTAACTTTATTAAAAAATAGTGAACTCATTGAAATTATAAATGATAATGTAAACAAATTGGAAAATATAGATAAGTTAAAACGCAACGCTGAAAAGCAAGGGCGTACAACTATAGATATTTCCAAAATAATAACGGAGTGATAAATGTACATAGACAATCACACAGTAAAAGTCATTGGTAAGAAATATAACAATGGCAAAGTAGTAAATAAAAATGCTACTCTTGTAGACTTAAAGTCTGAGGAAGGAATGCCAATTAAAAAATTACTTCCTATTTTAGAGAGCATAGAAGACGGTTACGATTGTGGCTGTAAGATTTCAGTTAGCGTAACTATGGAACAGCACGATTATAGATAAGACCTAAATTAGGGGGTAGTCAAGGTAAGGGCTACCCTCTAAAAGGCTCTGTGCGTTAAGATATGACCGATTATTTAAACAGTTTTGACTGGAATTGACCCAATTTGACGATTCCTCTATTTATAGCTATTTATAGAGGGGCGACTTTTAGGGGCGATTGCAGCTCAAAGAATAGGGGCGATTTAATTAGTACCCCTATTAGAACCAAGGGGGCTATAAGTCCCTCTAAGTATAACAAGGAGTAACCCCATGATAAACTCAAAGAACTCTTTAACAATACCTTTCGTAAGATTGAGAGAACAACTTGACCTTGAAAAGGATATGCGTGAAAGAGGTATCAGTCGTTTTAGAAGACGACTAACAGACCACAAACAAAGGGGCGAGGAAAGTTTTACAAATTATGGTAAGACTTTATTAGCCAATTCTATAAGACCTTTAGCTGATAGCATACAAAAGTATACTGAAGAAGGTAAGGGTGAAAAAGGCGTTCAGCCTATAGCAAGAAGACTGTTAGCAAATCTTGAGCCTGACATTACGGCTCTTATTACTGCTAAGTCTATAATCAATTCAATAACAATCTCAAGGAAGCTCACAAGTTCAGCGATAAATGTCGCAAGTAAAATTGAAGATGAAATTTCATTGAGGTCTTTTGAAGAGGAACGACCTGAACATTATGGAATAGTAAAAGCTGACCTGGACAAAAGGTCTTTTGGCTATCAATATAAAAGACGAAAGCTAAGAGAATCATCACAAAAAAATAATTTGGAATGGCAGCTATGGACACGAAGTGAAAAAGTTCATGTTGGATATAAGTTAATTGAACTTATGTGTCTAGCAACAGGACTTTGTGATGTGCAGCAAGTCTTTACAAATAAAAGAAGAAACAAGAAATTAATCCCTACTGCAAAAACTTTAGATTGGATTAATAACAGAAATGATTTTCTTGAAGTGTTAGCACCTGAATATTTTCCTACGATAGTTCCACCTAGAAGATGGGAACAAGGAAAAGCAATTGGTGGTGGCTATTACTCAAGACATATCAAACCTTTAAGTTTAGTTAAGTATCGTAAAAGAGAAAACCTAAAAGAACTTGAAGGTGTCGAAATGCCGATAGTTTATAAAGCTATAAATGCTCAACAAGATACACCTTATATAATTAATGAGTTTGTCTTTAATGTTTTGAAAAAAGCGTGGGACAAAAATATTAGTGTAGGTGGTCTTCCAAAAGCTGAACTTGATGAACTTCCAAGTAAACCTCACGATATAGATACTAATAAGGAGTCAAGAAAACTATACAGACAAAAAGCTGTCATTATACATACTGAGAATGCAAGGTTAAAATCTAAAAGATTATTATTTGCTAAAGTATTATGGATAGCTGAAATGTTTCTTGATAAACCTTTTTATCACGCTCATACTTTAGACTTTAGGTCTAGATGTTATCAGGTGACTAACTATTTAAATGGACAAGGTGTTGACTTTGCGAAAGCTTTGCATTTATTTGGAACAGGTAAAAAGGTAACAGAAGAAAACAAAGGTGCTTATTGGTTAGCTGTAACAGGTGCAGCTCTTTACGGATTAGATAAAGTTACTCGAAAAGAACAAGTAGATTTTATTGAGGAAAATTTTAATCTGTTTAAAGGGATTGCAGAAGACCCATTTACAAATAGAGAATGGGAAAAAGCTGATAAGCCTTTTCAATTTCTTGCGTGGTGTAACGAATGGATTTCGTTTAAGGCTGTAGGTTATGGATATATAAGTAATTTTATTTGTAACCAGGACGGTTCTTGTAATGGAATACAACACTATTCAGGAATATTAAGACACACACCTTCAGCAAAAGCTGTGAACCTAGCGAACTCTGAAAAACCAGAAGATGTTTATACAGTTGTTAAAGATAAAGTTATTGAAAATTTAAAAACAATAACTGATAATGACTTAGCACAACTTTGGTTACAATTTGGAGTCAAAAGGTCAACAGTTAAAAGGGCTATAATGACTAGTCCTTATGGTTCTACAAGATATTCTTGTAGTGACTTTGTTGATGAAGATATAACAAAACGAAAAGACCAGGGGGAACAACACCCTTTCGGTAGTTTGGTTTTTCCTGCGTGTACTTTTTTAGCAGGAGTCATTTGGGATAGTATGGGCGAAGTTTTATCTTCGGCAAGATTAGGAATGTCCTTATTACAACAATGTGCTAGAGTTTTAGCAAAATCAGGACACCCTATTCGTTGGATTAATCCTGTAGGATTTCCGGTAATTCAAGATTATCCTGAATTTAAATCCATGAGAGTTAAGACTCGATTATTCGGTGAAGTTATTAAACCTAGAATAAATGTAGAGACTGAAAAGTTTTCTGTTTTGAAAGCTTCGAATGGTCTACCCCCAAATTTTATTCACTCACAGGACTCATCACACATGATGTTAGTTGTTAGTGAAGCGTATGATAAAGGGGTGTCGCATTTTTGCAATGTACATGATAGTTTTGGGACACTTGCAGCGGATAGTCAAATTCTAGCTGATACAATCAGAGAAACATTTGTAAAAATGTATAGTAATGGTTGTCCTCTAGAAAGTTTTAAAACATCAATACAACCTATATTAACAAAAAAACAGATAGAAAAATTACCTACTGTGCCACAAAAAGGTGACTTCGATATTAAGGAAGTTATGCACAGCGAGTTCTTTTTTGCCTAATAGTACCCCTATTAGAACCAACGGAGTTAAACTATGAATAAAGAAGAATGGTTTGAACATTGTCGGTTCATACCCTTAGATACGGCTGTAAAGCTTGTTAATAAAGGGTATATAATCGAAGACTCAAACAACAATGAGGAAATAAATAATGAAGAACAAGAATGTTAAGATACTTACACCTAGTGGAATTGCTCAATATCCGTGGCTTACAACTGCTGATACTAAGTTTTCTGAAACAGGTGAATTTAAAACAAATCTTATCTTGAGTAAGAAAGACGCTTTACCTGTTAGTCAAATAATAGACAAAGCGTATTCTGATAGCATTACTTTTGCAAAAGAGAAAGCTAAAGGTAAGAAAATAAAAGAAGCAGACAAGCCCTACTTTGATGAAGTAACAGAAGACGGTAAACCTACTGGAAATGTTATTTTTAAATTTAAATGTAAGGCTAAAGTCACTACTAAAAACGGTGATACATTTGATAACAAACCTGCAATATTTGATTCAGAGGGAAAACCTATGAAGAATGTAAATGTGTGGGGTGGTAGTCAAATTAAAGTTAGTGCTGAACTGATTCCGTACTACACGCAAATGGTTGGTGCAGGAATAAGTATGAGACTTAGAGCTGCACAAGTTATTGAACTTGTAGAAGGTGGCAGCAATTCGGAAGGTTACGGATTTAAGAAAGAACAAGGCTATGTTCATGCAGAATCCAAATCTGAGGAGTTGAAAAATGAAACAACGAAAGAAGTTTCCACCGAAGACGACTTCTAATTATCGTTCAGGATTAGAAGAGCAGATTGTCCAACAACTGAAAAGGTTAAAAATTAGTTTTGGATATGAAAGCGAAAAAATACCGTATATTAGACCAGAAAAATTACATAAGTATACGCCTGATTTTATTTTACATAAAAAGGTGGGTACGGCTATGTATATCGAAAGCAAAGGACGCTTTTTAACGGCTGACAAACAAAAACATATTTTGTTACGAAAGCAATATCCTGAATTGGATTTAAGGTTTGTCTTTAGCAATTCGAAAACTCGTATATCTAAAAAGTCTAGAACAACATACGCAATGTGGTGTCAAAAGCACGGCTTTAAGTATGCTGATAAGTTTATACCAGAAAATTGGATTAAGGAACTTTGGACTAGTAATAAAAAAACTACGTTCATAAAATCATGGACTTAATTAGAAAGGGTTTTTATGGGTAACTAATATATTTTACTAGTCCTCTACATAGTTAGGGGACTAGCTACATTTTAATCAAAAAATTTATGAAGGAATTAATACATGAGTGAAAGCGAATTTTTAAATCATGCACCTTGTTCCGAATGTAATTCAAAAGAT